GATTCACCAGTATATTGTTTTTTATAAAAGTCTACATCAGCTTTTGATTGTTTTTTAGGTTTGTCTTTCTTTCTTGAGAGTTTATCCTTGATTCTTTGGAAAAGACTCTTAGATTTTTTATGTAACGGGTGAGATTTGTCCCTTAGAGGTGTTGAAGCCTTAACACTTTTACCTGTTTTTGGATTTTTCATCTGCATCTTGGTCATTTGCATCACAGTTGCAGCAACAATTGGATTCTCTGATAGAATACTCTCTAAATTCTTATGTTTTGTAGAAGCATATTTCTTCACGTCTTTCCTTTTCATGTTTTTTGCTACATCTTGAGCTTTTTTAGAAAACTTAGATGCTGGTTGTTCCCCTTTTTGTATTGAACGTACAATACCCATAAATTTCTGTTGTTTTTTAGAAACAGATGGCATTAATGTAGTTTTCCGACTTTATTAGCTAACTTAACTAACCTTTCACTAATTTTTGTTAATGCCTTATGTGTATTTTTCCAATATTGGTCACTATTAACACCTAATTCGTTCTTCAACCTGACATTCATATCAATCAACTTACTGAGTTCGGTTAACTTGGCCCGTACCTCTCTCACCGAGTGACCGATTTTCTGTCTTGGTGTTAATTCTTCATTATTTCTAAAGTCATGATACCGACCCTCGTTAACAACTTGGTCAATTTCATTAATATTCTTTAGACTATCTTTAATTCTTAGTTTGGACACGTCTAATCTCCTTAATAAGCTCATAAAATCTCATCAATGAAACAACTTGATTGTCCTTAATAGTCATACTTGACTTTATCGGTGTCAATTTTTTGATTGTTTCTCTTAATTTAATTTTTGTAACCTTATTATCGACGCCTTTGATGAGTTCTTTAAGTACTTTGTGAACTTTTTTATACTCTTCGTTAATATATTCACGTAAATTATTGGAATTTGATAGATTATTAATATATTCTTTCAATAATTTCTTTTGGTCAGCACTTAAGTTTTTATATTTTTTGTTAAATTTTTCAACAAGAATGTTATATGCTAATAAACGTAAATCTTTTTCTTCTTTTGTAAAAGGATTTTTCTTTTCTACAACTTTCTTGTGTTCTTTATTTAAATTTTCAACAATCGTATATCTTGATTGTACAGCATCCTCTGGATTAAACTCAAAACCAGAAGATTCTGATAAAAATAATTTATAAATCGATGCATTTAATTTAAAATTAGGTATCTTTGCATTAAAAAAATCATCACCATAGTTATCTTTTATCTCTTTAATGAGATTATATTTTTCGGTCTTGATTTTTTTATTAGATAAATTACCTCTTGACTTTAATACGGCATCAACTAAATGGTTTGCACGTATTTCACTAAGTTTAGTCTTAGATGATAATACCTTATATAAATTAAGTTCTTTTCCGAGTTCCTTTGACTCGTGAAAATAATTCTTCAACAACTTCACTGCCTTCGAGCTTTTGTTGTTCAAAATATCAACAGTTATCTGACGAGTCAACAACTCGAATATAATGCCAGTATTTTTGATTTTGCTATGTTTTATAGTACGGGCCATGTCTTACTCACTCCAATTATAAAAAGTGTAAATTCTCTTATATAAATATAAAAACTTCATAAAAATAATCTATTCCTTACCTTTTATTGTACTGACATCATCATGATATTCTTGATTAACTTCATCTGACTCTGTTATTATCTTTACATCACTTTTGTTCATTAATTTTTTCATCTTATCAAAGTGGGCAAGTGCTAAAGTATTTCCATATTTACGTGAACCACTACCACCTTTTTTCTTATCGTGAGCTCCTAATACGTCTCTACCCCTTACACCACTATCTTTACCATACTTATTAGGTTCTTTAGGTCTACCAGCTCCCTCTTGTCCACCTTCAGGTGCTCCACCCTCATCATCAAAGACGGAACCACTAACATCATCGTCCCCACCTTCATCATCAGGACTTTGCATATCACTTGGTGTACCTACCGATTCTCCACTCTCTTTAGGGTCATTACCCTCGTTCTCTATCTGAGAATATCTAAACTTTTGTTTATAGTCATATACAATTTTTTCTTCTTGGTCTTCTATTTCATCCTTAGTAAAATTATATATGTTCTTATAAATCCAATCACTTGACATCAATCCATCTTGTATCATAGAAGAAGCAAGTGATGTCTTGTTGTTCCATAATTCAATTTTTTCTTGTTCATAAATTGTAGATGGATTTGTAAGACTCAATTCAAAGTTGACCAACTCTTCATCAGTAAAACCTTGTGCATATAAATGAACAATAGCAATCTTAGTCAACTCACTTACAACAATCCTTTGTATTCTTTCAATTGTTCTCGCAAACCTAACGTCTTCAGCAGCTAATGTAGCCTTACTTCCAACTTGTTCTTCATATCCAAGAAAGGCCTTGGGTACTTTAAGAGCAGCTAACATTTTATTTCTAAGATATTCAATATCATCAACTGCATCGTATGATAAACTACCAAGAGTTTCTATGTTTGTACCACTATCCCCACCTCGAACTGGCATGAAGAAGTCTTCTGTTATGTTTTGAATGTTATATTTTAAATTATAATCACCAGTTGTTTCATCTACCAAAGGTGTTTTCTTCATCTTATTAATAATTTGTTGCATGTAATTATCAACTTCTGCTGGTGGTATGTTACCAATATCAACTTTGAACACTCTTTTTTCAGGTGCTCTCATAATCCTATGAATCATCATAGCATCTTCCATAAGAGATAATTGTTTCCAAATCTTTCTAGCAGATTCTATCATTGATTTACCATAAGGAACATAGTTTGAATCTGATAGTAATCTGAAATGTGCCATTTGAAAGTTTTCTAATTCTGCACTTTCAGTTTCTTTTCGTGTATGATAAGCAGCCTGTCCTGTATTATCTTGTGTAATTACAAACTTAACTTCGTATGGATTTTCAGGATTACCACCCTCTGCACGTGCAACAATATAAGGTGTTAATGGTGTTACGTTTGTTACACCATACTTGTCTTGTACATCTAAGTGTAAAAAGAAATCACCATACTTACACATATTACGAACCCACGGCCATAAATTAAATTCGATGTTTAATATATCATAAAACAAATTATGTAATATCTTTTTAACGTTATCATTATCACTTTGAATTTCCAATACTTCTCCGTATTCGTTTTTCATTGTGGTCTCGTCCGAATAGACATCAAGTGCTGATGCTATGATTGGGTCTGAATCCATAGTCTCGTAATCTCTGAATAGACCTAACCTCTCAGCCTGTTTATAGGTAGAATCCATTAGACCATATCCTGAACCCTTTGAGTTCTGATACAATCGTGTGAATCTATCGGTTAAACTTTTCTTATAATATCCTTGTAACTTTTCGGTGTCAGCTATTTTTAATTGGCGACCACCAACATTTCGTACAATAACATTTGTACTGAATAGTCTTCTTAGTCTTCCAAATAATGTTTTATCTGCCATTTTATCCTCTTACTTTATTAACCAAGTTATATCTTCTTTTTCTTTACCTGTATCTACTTGCCATTGTTCTTGGAACATAGATGGTTTAGGTGTATAAATTGGTTGATTTTTATTAAAATATTCCATTGACTTTTTTTGTAGTGTGATTCCTTCAGCACGTAAACGTAATGCAGTATCACGTATCCATAGACAAATACCAAGTGACATTACTAAATCATCATTGTATCCCTTCATCGCCTCGGCTCTTTGGTTGTTATATATAAATACAAACAACTCATCCAATAATCTACTTGAATTTATTATAATTGACTTTTCTCTAAAATATTCTTCTATTTTAGCAACTACTAATGGTCTTGTCTTCATTGTCATAGAGAAACCAGGTACCATGTTCCTTTCTTCCCTATAAATTTTATTTGACAATTGATGTTCAACATCAACATACTTTAAATCTTTACTCGTGTAAAATAAATTATCATACCCTCTATCAATAATTTGTTGGATAGAAGCCCAACCAATGTTGTTGTTCTCAATTATTAATAGTGCATTATTATATTCAGTTGCAGTATTTAAACATAAGTTTCCAAAATCACGAGTAGAAATTTTTCCTTTATACTCTGCAACTTGTTCAACTGTTTCTGCATCAAAAACATGAAATGCAGAAAAGTCTGTTCCGTCCCCTCTTGAAACGTCAGCTGATAAAATATATTGTTTGTCATAGTTTGGATATTTCCAAACCCATAGATTACCATCAAGTCCTCTTTTTTCGGATGGTTCGTTTACCATATTATTACGACACTCTTCTAAGATAACACCATCAATTACAGTACGACCTGAAGTTATGAAGTCACAATCACACTCTTGAGCAGCCATATCAGGCCCCAATAATTTATCTTGTTCAGTTCTCCAATCTTCAGTTCTATCGGGATGTACAGTCCAATGTAGTTTTATCCAATTAAACTGATTGGTTCCCTCTTCAGCACCAACCCATGTTTTATGAAACCAATTACCAACACCATTCGGTGTGGATAGTGCGATACAACTACCACCAGTAGATAACGTCTGTTGAGCTGCAGTCCATATCTCATCAATCTTATCAATGAAAGCAGCCTCATCAAGTATCAATAACGACAGAGCCTCAGAACGACCAGCATCTTCTTTACTTGATATTGCCTTTACTTGTGAACCATTTGCATATCTCAGAGACAATTTATTATCTTCAACACATTGTTGTTTAACCCAACTTGGTAAGTTTGCATGCATCACACGAATTTTTGTTACTAAGTTTTTAGCGGTATCTTGTTTGGTAGCAATCACCAAGACGTTTTTATCTTGATGAAAAGTCATCATCCATAAAGTGTAACCAGCAGTAAGAGTGGATAAACCCAACTGACGGGCTTTTAATATAATGTTATATCTATGTTCGTGGAAGTCCCTTAAAGTTTTTTCTTGAAAGTCCCAAGTATGAAAAGGTATTTTACCTTTCATTGGATGTTGTATATAACAATACTTCTTTAAGAAATATACAGGATCCTGAGCACATTTAACATACTCTTTTTTGATTACTTCTTTTATGGGAACATTAGACATTATATTTTACCTAACACAAATCCTAATGCTAACCAAAGGTACGTATTCTCGTACCACTTCTTTTCAACTAATGATATCATCTTCTCGTTAGCCTCATCACGTGATTTCAATAAATCAATTTGTTTCTTTTGAGCCAACATTACTAAAGTATCTAATTTTGCTTGTTCTTCTAACTTAACAATAACAGAATCAGATTGGTTGATAGTAATTTTTTGAAATTCTATCAATGTATTTGCCTTTGCAATCTTTTCTTCCCACTCGGCATCACGAGCTTTTAACATCTCTAATGCTTCATCATATGTAAATGTAGTTGGTTTTTCACCACCCTTCATTATTTCTTGGCTTTCTGCCATTGACATAGCAAAAAAGATTACTATAAAGTACTTTAATATTTTCAAACCTAACCTCACTAATATAGTATATTTACAGTTCCACTACCACTAACTCTACTTACAGATATATCGTATTGTACCTTTGCAGTAAGATTAGATGCAGTTAAAGGGTCACCACCACCTGCAGGTGTAATTACTGTACTACCAGCACTTACGACAATAAATCCTTTACCAGGTAAGTTTGAGCCAGACAACACTAAGTCCTCACCAGAAGTTGTTACTACTTTACTATAAACTCCTTGATTCTGAGTGTCCATACTTTGATTATCATGAAAGTTTGAAGCATCAACTGCTATAGTTCCTGGTAGGTTGTTTGAACCAGTTACGAATCCCATTCTAAACTCCTATTTGTTTTTAGCAAATTTCTTCAAAAAATCCTCTGCAGAAGATATGTCGTCATTATCATATGCCTCTTGCATCTTTTTTGTTTTCTTTTTACTAATAGTTAATTTTCTTTTTAATTTACCAACTTCTTTTTTGGAAACAGATTTATCTTCTTCCAACTTTTTTATTTCTTTTTCAACTTTCTTTTCTTCTTTTTTGTTTTCCTTAATGACTTTCTCTAACTCCTTAACTTCTTTTTTCTTAGAAGCTTGAACAGCAAAAAGTCCACCAACTAAACCAAAAAGTCCAAGTATTAATTTCCATATTTTCATATTATTTCTTTCATGACCTCCGAAAATTTAGATTCATTTTTTTTCGTACTTCTAAAGTTGACCACACTTCTACCATTAACAGTAGGCATGCCATGGTCATCTTTACCTATCGACTTAACGACAATCTTTTTATTTTTAAATCGGCCAACAAGTATTGTATCACCGATACTTACATCAATTTTTATCATGTAGTTCTCCATCTATAAATAGACTATTTAGTTCTTTCTCGGTTTTTTTCAGTTCATCCGTCCACATCTTTTTAGCATCTTCACCCTTTTCTTTTAAAGCTGTCATATCTGCAGTCCACTCTTCCTTATCCATAGTCTCTCCATCAGCTGCAGTTTGATTCCAAAATACAGGTAAAGGTGTATTGATAAACCCATCAATCTCTTCTAATGCATTCTTAATAAAACTCACTTTATTTTTTAATACTTTTTGTTGTGCCCATTCCTCATAAGTACCTTCGATTCTTTTCTTATTTTCAATTTCTACCTGACAATTAAAACAATGTCCCATCATTCTCCAAAACTTATCATCGAGTCTACTTTTCATGACTTTTTTACATTCAGGACAAAACCAAGGCATCCTAACCTTTTGCATTATTGAAGTCAATGGACTTTCTATATCACCTTGTTTTTGTTTCTTACCCTCGTATCCAACCATAACCGTTTTTTGAACTTCTTCACCTCGTAGGATTGAACGAACAGCTTTTAATTGTTTTGCCCTTTCCTTGATTGATACATTTTCCATTTTATTATCTGACATAACCTTTACTCCTAAAACGTTAAAAGACCCATTATTTGATTTACAGGTGCAAATGCACCAGTAAATTTATAAGTCTTTCCATTATATTTAAAAACTATTCCCTCTGATGGTACTATTGTTTTCAAACCACCAATTGAATTCAATCTATCTAACTGAACTTTTAATGTGTTTAGTTTTTTGACATCTCCCTTTGACCTTAAAGTTTGTACTGCCTTCTGTACACCCTTTCTCATTTTTTGAACCGAGTCATTAGGATTAGCAGCCATATACCCATCTACATTCTTAAGTATCTCAGCACCAACCTCAAAAAACAATATTTCAAATGGTCTCATGTTTTCTTTTACTTGTTTTGAATGATTGTTTTTATCAAAACCCAAAGACCACTCTAAAAACTTTTCGTTCTTTATATCTTTTCTCATCATAGGTATTTTATAAGATTTATCAAAAAACGCCCATCGTTTTGTTAAATTAATCAAAACTTTTCTTGGTATTTTATATTTGTATTTTTTTGAATTTAGTAATATAAAACTCTCCCAATACTTTTGATGATATAAACCAAGAGTATCATTATTATTCAATCCATACTTTTTCTGTAATTTACTTAGTCTACCTAAAAACTTTTTTTTCATTTTACCAAAATCTTGATGTTTAGGAACTTTTAAAAATACAGGAGAAGATATCTTAAACTTCTTTTGTATATTTTGATTACGTTGTTTTACCATACCAGCTAATATTCTACCACTACCTGGTACTTCTCCTATTGGTGAACCAGATTCATCGTATATTAAAGCACCATGAAATACTATTTCTGCCTTATCGTAGTTAACAACGTTGGATGATTTTGGCCACATTACTTCGAGATTCATCCAATGTTGACCCTCGTTAAAAATTTTTGTTCTTTGTTTATCACTAAGTGATTGTAATGCCTTATCTAAATCTTTAGCAGCAAACTCAAAGGCATCTGATATATCACCTCGGCCAGCAAACTTGGATATTATACCACTAACGTTTAGTGCATTTTGACCAAAGTTTTTTACTTGTCCTTTATTTCTTGCAAATATTGTTTTTCCATCTTTAAAACTTACGAACAAATTCTGACCATCAAGTTTTTCTGTAACATTATCTTCACGACTTAGTTGTCCACCTAATCCTAATTCTATAATCTTTTTTAAATCACCAAATGTTAAATCCTTATCATCAAATGGATGAGACATATGTCCGTATGCTCCACCCTCTACAAGAAGTGACTTTACGTCTCTAATATAAGAGTCTTGTAATTTATCAACTGTACTTCCCATGGCTTCATCACCAGGTGCCAAATCAAGATTTTTTAACCTTTGTGTATTTTGGTCACCTGTTTGTACACCAGGCAATGCAGGTGATTCTACAGGTACACCATTAACGTCTGTTGCACTATCATTTAAACCTAACCATTTTACTATTTTAAAATCAAGAGTCTTTGTTACTTGTTCAAGCCATTTTTTATAAGCAGAAACAGGATCGGAACTTGGAAATCTTTCACCATAAGGCCCTGCACCTCTACGTCCATACGCTACTGTGGGTACTTTTCCCATCCTCGTAGTATAATCAAGACCAGGATCGATTGCACTATCACTTAAAATGTAATGAACCAATTCCCATCCAAGTTCATTATACATCGAATCTATCCACAACTTAGATTGTTTTTGATAATCACGAAACCCATCATAAAATGTTGGTGGGCCATCATCAATTGGGAATGCAGAAGAATTTGATTCTAATATTTTTTCAATATTATGTTCAACAAGAAATTGTTCAAATACCTCATACAACTTTTTAAATTTATTATTCATCATATTAAAGATACCTTTGTCATAGTATCCAAATGCTTGTTTAAATAATTTAGGTCTTTCTTTATCATCTATTTTTGGTGAACCAAGTAAATCTCTCATCACAGTTCCACTCACTTCTTTACCACCAACTTTTATAGATTGATGAGGTGCAACCATAAAGTATCCATGTTCTTCATACCCTTTTATATTATTCTTATTCTTCTTAAAGTCTTGGAAGTATGACAAACCACCACCCTTTTTCTTACCACCTGCTAATCTACCTGCATCTTTTGCACCAAATATATAAACCACTGCAGTAGTTTGTGGATTGTACTTTTTTAAAACATTTTCTGCTCTTAGTGGAACCTTTTCTTTTATAATTTTACTTTTAGGTATACCCATCTTTGTCATATGACGAACTTTTTCTTTATAGTTCATAGGGTGTTTGGGTGGTCTTTTAATATCAGACGTAGTTATATACGCATCATCAACTTTTGTCTTTAACCATTCATATGTTTTTTTATGATGTGGGCCAAATGGTTGATATCTTCCACCATATATACCAACGACCTTTGTTATCTTTTTATTTTCATTAACTATCGAATCGACTAGCCATTTTGATAATTTATTCATGTATGTCCTAAATGTATTGACTCCTAAATAAATATCTAATCAGTAAATATTTTCGATTTTGATAGGTCTGAATATGACTCTGAACCACCCATATCTTCGAAGTTTTTTGATTTTTTAAATAATTCGAAGAATAATAGTAGTCCTCTTGCAGCATCTTCAGGTGTCATGTACATATTCCAACCCCTTTGTGTAAACTCTTCATGTTTATCATATGGTAATCCATCTATTCTACCACAATATCTTGCTCTTCTAAACCATTCATAAGCATCTTTATTATCAGTTAATATCATCCCACCCTTTCCAATAGGTATTATTTTTCTTCTATGAAATGATATACATTGAAAACCAGAAGTGTACATATCTTTTTTAAATCTGACTGCACTATCTATAATATCCAAAGGACGTAAAAGATAATTACCACTCCACTCGAAGTCTTCAAACTCTACCTTATAACCAGCATTTAATATAGTGTTTGGAACTGAAACATAAGTCCTATTTGGAATCGTTATTGTCTGTGGTTTATCAATATACTTTAAACAAAGGAATAATGCATTAGTACAATTATCTACAGATACTGCATATGGTGAACCACAAAAGTTTGCTATCTTCTGTTCGAACAAATCAATTATATCCCATGCATTATCAACATCAAAATTATCTAACTCAGTTCTTCCAAAATTCATACAATCCCCTTTCTACTTCATAATCAAAATTGATTACTTCTCTTTCAGGTTGATTTTTTGCCCACTCCCACATTTTAGTCAAACCATCTTTTATATCTGTTTTATGACTAAAATCTAATAATTCGACACTCTTATCATAAGTTGAAAATGCCTGATGAACTTCGTGTCTTTTTTCTAAAAATTCTATAGGTTCACCAAAACCAACAATGTCTTTTAATATATTAGCAGCAGCGACTAAACTAATTGGATAAATACCACCTAAGTTTATAATATGTCCATTAGTCCTTGAATCAATACTATTCAATAATGGTTGTAATATATCATCAATATAAGTAAAAGCCCTACGTTGTAATCCATCACCAAAAACAGTTATTGGTTCGTTATTCAACAACTTTCTCATCCATATTCCCAATACATTTCTATACCTATCCCATATGTTTTGTTGTATACCATAAACATTATGAGGTCTGATAATACAATAGTCAATATTGAATTGTTCTTTCATACACCTCAAATCTATTTCTGTACTTAATTTACTTACACCATAAGGGTCAATTGGGTTCGGAATATCATTCTCATCGAACGGAGCTTTACCTCTACCATAAACTGCCATCGATGACGTGAATATAACTTTCTTTACTGAATTATTTATAGCAAAGTTAATTACTTGATTTGAAGTTTCAACATTATTTTTAGTAACATAGTTTCTGATAAAAGGTGACAATCCCTCTGCAGCAAATGCTGCAAAATGAAAAATATAATCAATCTTTTCCTCTATGTTTATTGGTTCTTTTAAATCAATATTATATAACTTAACACGATTGTCTACAAAATCTCTATACCCACCACTAAAGTCATCTATACCAATAACATTATACTCTGTATTATCCAATAAAAATTTAGAAAAATTAGAACCTAATAGTCCACCAACTCCTGTTATTAATATATTCATACTCTCTGGTAGTATTCTCCAAGTAACATTCTCACTCCAACAGTTACACTAACTTTATTTTCTCTCAACACAACCTTTTCATGTTTTAAATAATTTTCGTATGTCATGGCTCTAAAATCAACACTAACCCTTGTATATCCTTCTTTGTTTTTTTTATTACCATGTTTACAATTTGCACCATCCCATACCACATACTCACCATATTCAGCTTCCATTGGTTTGAAATCTTTTTTATTTGGTTCACTCTCAACCCACACAGCATTTGTATTTTCTGAACGTGTCATTGGTAGGAAAAAATTAATCTCATCGGATGAGTGTGAATAATCTTTATCTCTATGCCAATGTGCTACAGATAAATTGTTTGGGTGTTGAACCCTAAAAGTAGGAACCCTTTGATAGACAAACGATTCTCCATTAAAAAACTTAGGAACTTCCGTACGAACAAAATTTTCAAAGCAGTGAAAAAAATCAGAATTTTCTATATCTTCATAAAACCTATTATGCCATTTTGTATATTGTTCTGTTTTTATAGTGTGTTCTTTTTCGGAATCTTCAACTCCTTGATATAACATTTCAAGTGGATATGCAAATCTCCTTACTAAACAATTTTTAAAATCATACTTTTCAATATCATACGTATAACTTTTCATAAATCTTTCCTAACCTAATATCTTCTTTCAAATTTATATTATGTTTATTTTTTTCAATTGAATAACTACCCTGCGATGTATCATATAAAAAATCCATCCACCCTTTTATAGCATCACTTGACCATAGATGATGAAAACTTCTCATTTCTTTTTGGTCATCAAACGGAACCCTATCTCTAATTTGAGACTTTCTCTGAACCATTTTATTTGTTCGAGGACTAAAACCATACCACAACATATAAATATCACTTTCATCGTTCAAAACATTATTTAAATGATTATGATGTCTGCCAGGTTCATATTGACCATAGGATGATTTATGTACAAGTCTACGTCCTCTCCATGGATAACTATCTGGTAATAAATTTTGATTTGGATTGTTTCCATCCTCATATACAGCACTTGTACTTAAATCATCTTCATAAAATCCATGATGTTTTTGTACAGGCAATGGAATATTGTGGTCTAACTCTTCATCATAATTATCGCTTGGGTCTACCATTGATATCGGTATTAGTCCAAAACCATTATAGTCCGTCTTATCAAAGTCCTCAACGTATTGGTGAAAGTCCTCATGGAATAAAAATTCAGTAGTATTTAATATACACTTGTAACCATCAACTCTTTCTTCAATATGTTTAAAATTTTCTTCGTTATTCATAACGGAAAAATCATGAGGATTTGTTGGTGTTACAACTTCCCAAGTTGGACATATGTCTTTTATTATTTCTACCGACCTATCTGTACTTTGATAGTCCATTATTATGCCATGGTCAAACAAATCCTTGTGATGATTTAACCACCAAGGCAATAAATACTCTTCATTCCATACGTTACTTATAATTGTTTTATACATTCTTCTACTGGCCTATCGTTTTCAAAAAAATGATTTTGATTGTGTATTACTTTTTCTTCTACACTTTTAAATAAATCATGTTTTTGTTTAGAATCTAATTTACAAACACGTTCGACTTCTGATACGATGAACTTATCTCTTTGCTTACCATGATATTCATCATAGGATTCATCGAATATTTCAGGAAATGTTTCAAATCCCCATTCTCTTAATATCTTAAGAGTACCTGGATTACCACTTATTATAAACGGATGACCAGTATGTATTGGTCTCCAAGTTTTTTCAGTTATAAAAAGATTATGGGTTTTTATATTATGAAGTGAATCATTATAGAACGTGTTATTTTCATTACCACCCTCACTAACAACTGAAAAGTAAGAATCGTAATGAAACTTATTTAACCTATCAACCGATGGAGCCGAAGTGTAGTTTATTCCCATACCATCTAAACTGATATTTTTATGTAAATAACTTAAATAACAATTCATGTCTTTAAAATTATCGTAAAATAAATCTCTATTCTGTTTACTAATACCATTTAGGCTTAAAAAATCTTTACTTGGTTTCCTTGTACTCAGAGATTCAAATTCAAATTGTTCTCGACCAATAACTTTAAATCTTTCGTAATTTTTGGGTGCCCAATCATAGTCTGGTCTTCCATTTTCAAATTCAAAAACTATGTCGTTTTTAGTAGCAGAATACCAAAAGTTCCAAGATACGACATTGAACTTATATGGATAATCCTTACCACTAAACCATTCATCATATCTTTGTTTTAAATTATTATCACCATTTAAAAAATAAGTTGATTCATATTGTTCTTTAGAATAATTTTTTTCTTGATAATATTTATGTAAACAATTAATTGAATCATTAGGTGACCTTTTTACTTTTTCAAACATAGAATGACCCTCATAAGAATACATGAATATTACTTTCTTTTCAGGAGTCCAAAACTTATCAAAACATCTATCTATAGATTTCCAATTAAAAAACATACCCCCATGAAATGCCCAACAAAAATTATTCCTAAGTCTTGCATCCATGTCACGTGGAAACAACTCATCATGTTGATAATAATGTTCGTCTAAAGATTCAAAGACCATATCCAATAAATCTTTTTTTGAATATTCCCTAAGTCTTCTGAATGGTTTTTCTTTTTGCATTCTCCCCTCTAATGTAATCTATATTATTTTTGACATACATCACCAAAAGATTTCTTCTCCAATCCAATGATGTGTTTTTATCTGACCAATGTATTAGATGATTATGTAATATGGTAATATCACCCTTATCACAATTTAAAGAAACACCATCTGAATGAAATGGTGGATTGTGACTTTCAGGTAAAACTTTTATACATCCATTCAATTCATTTGTTTTTTCAAAGTGAACTAAAACATTGATTGTATTTCCATGACCAGCTCTTGTCCAAAAATCATCTTGATGATATGGAAACCCATTTCCCTCTGGTGGTTTAAATCTCCATTGAGTTTGTACGGGTTCGTTTTTACCTAAAATTTTTGTAACCAATTCATTAAGTCTTTCATCAAAAATTATTTCTTTAATTGATGGAGCCTTTTCATGTACTTGTAAAATATTAGAATCAGAGTCCGTATGTTCAAATAACGGATTTGTTTCCTTTATTATTTTGTTGATTAAATCAACATCAAAAAAATTATGTATTGTATGAAAACCTAATTTATTAAATTCATCTAACATAATTGTTCCTTATACCATTCTATAGTTTTACGTAAACCATCTTTGATACTTGTTTTTGCTTCCCACCCTATTTCCTCTTTTATCTTTGAAACATCTAACAATCTTATTGGTATCATTGATGGTTTTGTTTCATCATAAACAGGTGTAACTAAATGATTTTCTATGGTCTGACAATGATGTAATATTTCATTTACAGTTGTACCTTTACCACTACCGACATTGTATATTGTATATTCATCAACCTTATTCATAACTTCAACACAAGAGTCAACAAAGTCATCTATGTAAATAAAATCTCTTACATCCTCTCCATCACCCCACACTACAAGTGGTTTTTCTCTATTAACAACTTTCATAATTGTAGCAGGTAAGACGTGTGACCTTTCATCGTATTTATCACCAGGCCCATAAATATTAGCTGGTCTGAGAACTATACATTGCATAGTTGGATTCAAAAAAGTAGAATACATTTCACATAGGTGTTCAGTATATCTTTTCATCCACCCTACTGCATAATAAGATTTATATATATCACCAAAAGTAAATTCATCTTCCTTGTTTGGTTTTTCAGCTGTATATGAATACACCACACTACTTGACATAAAAATAAACTTCTTAACTTTATTCACATAACAAGCTTCCATTAAATTTGCGTTCATTATAACATTAGGTGTGACGTGAGATAAAGGTGAATTTTGCATAACATGAGCACCTGAAGTATTTGCAGCACAATGAAATACAACATCAACACCTTTTGTTACTTCTAAACAATAATCACTATCTCTTAGGTCACCATCTTTTGTAGATGTACCTATAGCATCATAACCATCTTTTAATAATCTATCTAATAAATTACTACCTATTAAACCACTTTTACCTGTAACTAATATTTTCATATTCTTTCCTCTTTAAATTTACCAACCACCAGGCCAATGACCTTCATGTTTTCTTTCTTTTACTTCTACAT